GGGTTACTTTTACGATATGGCAAAGTTTTTAAGGAAGAGGCAGCTTGTGGATACTCAGACGGGGGAGGAATTCCTTTCGGATGAGCGTATTAGTGTTTTAGGGAGGTCTGCATGGGACAGGGCGAGGTTTGTAAAGATGTTTATTCCCGGTTTGGAGGCTTTGGTTAGGCTAAAGCCATCGGAGATTGCCTTGGCTATGTACGTTATGACCAGGCTGAAGAGTGGTTCCAGGGTGGTTCAGGTGGAGTTTCAGGGGTATTGTGAGTGGGTGGAGCCTATTGTGGGGAAGAAGCCTGATCGATCTTCGTACCACAAGGCGGTTAAGGGTTTGGTTGGCGAGGGCTGGATGGTGAAGTCCGGGAAGGAGTGGTTGATTAACCACAACATGGCTTTTGTTGGCGATAGGGGGAAACATTTGGTTTCAAGCACGGTCTCTTTGGTGCGTTCAAACGAAACTATTGAGCCCTAGGGTGGTTATAGGGGCATGAACATGAACATCGTTATGTCGTATCCGGGTATCATCGTGGAGATGATGGAGGATTACTACGAGTCCGGGAAGGATTTTGAGAAAATAAAGTACGATCATGCAAGGTATTTTATAGAGAAAAACTATTATCTTTACAGAGACCTTGTGTCAAAGGACTTGGCTTTTTATGAAAAAGCCTTTAACTTGATGACTACAAGGGGGGACTACAAAGACAAAATACTTACCAATGAAAGATGAATCAATAGAGGGAAGAGTTTTAGAGCCATACGGTTTTGAATATGTGAATTCGTCCTGGATGAGCGACGAAGCGGATGGCCCGGGGTATTGGCGGAGTGCCACGCACAAGGTCATAAAGCACGAAGACGACCGGTACACGATCTTTCAATTTGGCGAAATCAGCGATTACGACGAAAAGAACAAGATTTTCACGGTGTCGCACTTTGATGAGTTGGGTTTTGTGTGCTTTTTTGGGATGATTGATTGGGAGGACGAGGAGTTTTGCGACAAGTTGCTCACGATGGTTGGGGCGATCATAGAGATTGATCACGACTTGGACGACGTCTTTGGGGAAGACGAGGAGTGAACAAAGCACAAAGCCGTATTGTTAATGATGCAGAACTAACAAAATTATGGCAAGTGCAATTCGCTTTACCGAAGTAATTAACAGCAATGGGAATGTTCCAACAGGAACTCCGGTTTCCCTTCGTGAGACGGCTATTTCTTCTGACGACTTTAAGTGGGCTTACTCCGGGGGAGGTAACAACCGGTACGTAGAGTTCTACGATGCGCAGATTGGTGCCAATCGGGTAGCGACCATCACCACGGGGTCTTATGGGACTCTAACGAGCGCATCGGGTACACTCACCCAGGTAACGAGCACCGTCAGTGGTATTGGTAAATACGATGCTCCTGTCACGGGTGTTTCTACAGCCACAGGGTCTTTCATCGTCAACTTGGAGCACATCGCCATTGCCTACTTAACGGCAGCGGGTTCTTCCAATGTTCAGTATGTATTCAAGAACAAGTGCTTTGAGTTTGCTATTAACAGGACTCCGGCTCAACTTCGTACTGCCGCAATAACGAATAATGCAGTCAAGCTGATGTCCTTGGAGTTCCCACTTCTCTTTATGAGCAACAACCGGGTATTGAATGCGTCCACATCCGGTGCATCTGGTTGCATTTTTGCTTTCTCAAAGCTGAAATCCGCAGGGGTTATTGCAGACGACCGTCGTTTTATTGATGCGGGAGTTACAGGCGTGGTCAGCGAAATTTACCTTGACACCCCAGATAGTTTAGTTTTGGCTACCACAACTCCTCTTACAACCATTATTCCCGGATTCTAATGAGTCAACTTTTTAACTTTTCGTTTCAGACACTTGCTGGAGCCCCGGATTCTCCTGGAGCCATCAACAGGAACCAAGTGGTTTATGCGTATGCCACGCAGTCCACGAAGACTTTGTTGGTATTCACGAACGGAGATTCAAGGATTGCCGACAACACATTGGCATCAATCAAGTCAATCTTTGGGTTGACATCTATTGGATCGCCAACAAATGTAAACGGGCAGGTCGTATCCCTTGGCGAAGTTTTCGTAAACCAAGATTACATAACGCAAGTTTTTGACAGAACGTCTTCTCGCATAGTTGAGATGAATCAACCAGCTAGTTCACCGGTTATTTTTACAACAACGACTTCCCTCGCTGGCGTTGCAGGAAACTCTATTTTTGCAGAAAAAGGATACAAGGAGTGGGTTGGAACAATTGATGTAAACACAACAGCAGCGGCGACTGGAAACACGCTGTACAACACCATGGGCGTTTCGCCAACCGTTACCACTGTTACAGGTGGAACATTAAATGGCCTTTCATCAAATGTATACTGGAAGGTTGACTTTCCAGGCGTTGTTACATCCGGAAACATATCCTCAAATTCTGTGGTAAATATTACGCCTGGAAATCAAAGTTCGGCCAACAACGCGCAACCTCGTGTAAGTCTTGGCACCGCAGAAGAAGCGTCTAGTTTCGTCATCGCAACTTGGACTTCAAGCGGTTCAAACACTGGCGTTACAACTAAGCTCTTAGTCTCAATTAGGTTTTTTGCTTAAAAGCAGAACTAAGGCAAAAAGCCTTGGTTAACGTTGTATGCTATTCAAAATAAGTCAAGAGGATGTCTTTGATGACAATCCTCATTTGTCCATCCTCACGGAGTTCAAGGGCATAACCTCGGACGAGTTCAAGTTCGTGGCCCTGTACGCGGATTGGAAGTCCCCCTACAAGAACCTATCCCCCGAGGAGCGTTATCAAAAGGCACTCCTCAACGTGTCTTCAGTCCGCAAGGACAAGATTGGTAAGTACATTGAGGCATACCACGACATGCAGGGCATTGGCTCGGAGAGAGAGTCCCTGGAAGCCTTGGAGGCAGCGCTGTCCGAGATACGCAAAAGACTCAAAGGTGCCCAAGGCTTAGAGGCAGACGAGATTAAGAAGCTTTCCGCATCGCTCATTGACCTGACCAAGCAACGCAAGGCCATTGAGATCATGATTAACACGGAGATGAACATAAACATGCAGAAGGACTCTTCTGCCGAGGACGAGATGTCCGCCATTGACAGCTTTCACGCATGAAGCAAAGCCTGGTTGATTACCTTTTCAACAGCGCCTTTGACGTCAACGAGAGGGTCAGGTACTACTTGGACAAGATTGGACAAATACAAATGTCCACTTACAAGCCCAAGAAGATGATCATTCCTTCGTTTTCTAGCCGGACCGAGCAGTCCAAGTGGGAGAATGAGCAGATACGCAGGACGAGGTTTGGGCATGATGGCATCTGTGGGATGATGTACATGTACACCTACTTCTGGAAGATGAAGTCCAAGAACGGCGGTCTTATATCCCCGGAGTTTCGAAGGTGCAACGCGGAGTTCTTCAACCTTATTGAGTCTTGCCTGTACGGCGAGTCAAGCCTCTACCCGGACAATACCGGTAGTGGCGTCATCCTTGGTGGACGGCGCCGTTGGGGCAAGTCCTACAGCCTTGCCAACGCGATGTACTGCACGGCGATCCACAATCCCTATTCGGAGATTGGTTTCACATCCAAGTCCGAGGAGGACATGAAGAAGTTTATGAGCGACGTACTGAAGACCGGGTACAACAACCTGCCGTCTTTCCTGCGCGCTACATCTATGGCCGGTAACTCGGCATCGCGCCTAGAGTTCGCCAAGAAGATTCGCGACAAGGATGGCAACATCAAGAAGGTTGGGCTTAACTCGGTCATCTTTGGTCGTTCGCCTGAGCCAACGTCGTTTGAAGGATCCGGTATGCGCATGGTGGTGTACGAGGAGCCCGGTAAGTGGGACCCAGGTCAGCTCAAGCAGAATTGGTCCTATACAGAGCCGGCTTTGGCAGCGGATGACGGTATTACCCGGAAGGGCGTTCCCATCCTGGCCGGTACGGCGGGAGATGCTGCAGAGAATGGCGATGACTTCAAGGACTTTTGGTACAACGCGGAGGGCTATGGCCTTATCCGCTACTTTGCTGCCGGCTGGAGCGGCTTTATGATTGACAACGAGCTAGGCAACGAGAACGTCATTGAGGGGTTGAAGTATATCCTTAGTGAGCGCGAGAAGAAGCGCAAGCAGTCCATGAAGCGGTATTACGACTTTATCGTTCAGTACCCCTTGGAGGCTGAGGAGATGTTCATCCAGGTGGGTGATTCGCCTTTTGACGTGGAGTTGATTAACAACCGGATTGCGCACTTGGACACCCATCCCCCCAAGATGAAGAGGGGTTTATTCCGTAAATCCAACGACAAGGTGGTATTCATTCCCAAGGAAGACGGGGACGTCATCATGTTGGAGGAACCCTCTGACGACGTTCAGTATGCCGCCGGGTGTGACCCGACGGATGGTGCCAAGAAAGAAGGCATTGGCTCGGACCTGTCGTTCTTCATCGCGAAGGGGTTGCACCTAGGGGAAGAGGAAACGCACAGCGGTGGTGCCGTGTTGCAGTACACGGCCAAGCCCAAGGACATGAACGAGGCTTACGAGCAATGCGCCCTAGCGGTGGAGTACTACAGCAAGAAGAACACCTGCACGGTGTTGATTGAAAGAAACAGAGCCCGAATGATATCCTACTTCCAGGATAGGGACTTGACGAAGTTTCTGGCGAAAAAACCACCCAAGATTGGCAAATTATCCAGACCGGGGAATGTCATAGAATACGGGGTCTACATGGACGAAATGGTTAAGGATCAGATGATTGGCGTTATTGATGATGATCTGACGTCCAACATTGAACATTACCATTACTCCGATTTGCTGTCGGATTTGGCCAATTACAACCCAGAAAACAAAAAAAGAAAATATGACCGAGTAGATGCTTGGGGCCTTACCTTGATTAATTTACGAACGGTAGCCAAAAGTCGTTTGTTAAGAAAAGAGACAAGCAATGACCTATTCAAGGGATTTGACTATGTTTTCAGTAAGGAGGGAAAACTACAACGTAAATGAGCGCTACCGCAATACAAACAACTTTCCCCAATATGTGGGTCCAAGACTCGCAGAAGGGGGAGGATTATCACAAGCAAGCCATCTTGGCTATTCTTGGGCAGACGGTGGCGAACGGTTACATTCCCAACCTTTACACGGCTATGGACCGGTCCATGAACTTCTACAATGGAGACTACGACCTTTCCAAGAAGTTTGACTTCCTGCAGAAGGATTACAACGGCCGGAGCCTTCCGGCATTGTGGATTAACTTCAACAAGATTCGAAACAAGGTCAACCTCCTGGAAGGGGAGGTGGCTATTCAGAAGCTGGACGTATCGTGTAAGACACTAAATCGTGATGCTGTATCTAGGAAGATGAAGAAGAAATCTTCCATTGTAGCGCAAAAGATTATGATGTCTGTCATTCCAAAGATTGACCCGACAGGCGAACTTATTGAGATGAAAGAGCCGGATTTTATTCCGTACTCTGAAGAAGAATTGGACCTCTACATGCGTTCCTCTTACAAGGAACCCATTGAGCGCACCATGGACTCCATCTTGCGCTATGAGATTGAGAGGGATAAATACGTGCAGACCAGGCTTGCCTTTTGGAGGGACATCCTGATAACCGGCCGGGCTATTGGTAAGCACGAGCTCAAGTATGGAAAACCACACATCCGTCGTGTAGACCCGCGCTATGTCATCGTGGACCCTTACGTCTTTGACGACAGCTTTAGTACATCCGCATTCATTGGTGAATGGCGCTATGCTCCGGTAACAGAGGTCTGCGACACCTATGGCTTGACGCTTGAGGAGTTGAATACGATAAGGTACGACCAAGGTTCTTGGCTATGGGGCGGTTATTCGCAGAACGGAACGAACTTCTTGTTGCCTTACATCACCGTGAACAATCAGTTTATGTGCTTGGTGTTTTACGCGGAGTGGAGGGACATTCGCCAGGTACGCGCCAAGGTAACCGTGGACCAATATGGCGGTGAGCATGTCAAGATCCTCGGGAAAGACGAAAGACCAAAGTTGACGGAAAAGGAGAAGGAGAATGGAGGACGCATTGAAACAAGGAATGTTGAGACAATTCGCAAGGCGACCCTTGTGGGGTCTAGCATTGTGAAGGAATGGGGCGAGATGAATAACATCGTTAGGGATAGCGTTGACAATCCGGTGAAAGCCGAGTACAGTTACACGATTATCTCTCCTCAGTACACCAACTTTAGGACCGTGTCCAAGGTTGAGGAGATGTCTGCTCTGCAGGAGTTCAAGGACCTGATCATGTACACCGTGCAGCAGGAGATGTCAACGGCAGGCCGTAAGGGTTTTGTCTACGACCTTCGCTACAAGCCGGACAACCTGCAGTTGCAGGACGTGATGTACTACCTGAAGACCTCCGGTATTGCGTTTACGAGTAGCGGACAGGAGGCGGTACCGCCCAATGGTAACCCGTTCCCGAGCATTGACACGGGTATCTCCAATTCCATTAACCTATACCTCAACTTGGCGTCGTACATTGACATGGAGATCGACAAGATTTCCGGAATCAACGACGCTCGCCAAGGCTTTCAAAAAGGGGATTCTCTTGTTGGAGTGAATCAGATGGCGGTCATGCAAAGCAGTCTTATTACTCAGCCGTTGAACAAAGCGTTTGAAATTTTTGAGAACGAGCTGTTGCAGAAGTATGCCAACTACATCAAGACGATTTTCCCATTCTTAAAAGAACAATATGAGCCAATTGTCTCGCAAATCGGCATTGACCTTATGGAGATTGATGAAGATGTACCTCTTCAGGATTATGGTATTTTTATCAAGGTTAACTCCGATGATATTATGAACAATAGGCCGAAGTTTGAGCAACTTGTTAGTTCCGCTGTACAGGCTAACAGCCTAAGTATTTCCGAGGCTATGGTTCTTTTATTCAATCCAGACACCAAAGAGGGCGTCAAGAAGTTCCTTGCACTCCAGGACCGAAAAGCATCTCAAGCGGAACAATCGCAAGAACAGCAAATGATGATGCAACAACAGATGGCTCAACAGCAAATCATTGGAGATACTGAGAAACAAATTCAAGTTGACAGGGCTCGTTCCGAGAACAAAGGACAACTCCAAATGTTAAGGGAGGAGTTAAAGAATCGCACGATGGAGCAACAAACTCAACTTGATATGCTCAAAAAAGAGCAAGAACAGAACTTCAACCTCATCATTGAGGCATTAAAAGAACAAAAAACCCAATAAACATGTCAGAAGATTTAGATTTGCTAGCCCTTCAGAAACTGACGGGCGAGGCGGAATCTCATTCGCCCATAGGCGATGAGAACGAACAAGCGGCACTAAACGCCCTTAACGGTCAGCCAGAGGCGCCTCCACAGCCTGTGGCACAAACTCCCGAAGCTCCGGCAGAAACTACCCAAGACTTGGAGGAAGAGGCAGATGTTGATGATACTGCAAACGAAACGGGTGCAGAAAATGTTAATGCAGATGAGAACCCTAACACGGACCTCAATTTCGACATTGATTTGGACGAAGGCGTTGAAGTACCTGCTGCGGATGATTTCGTAACAAAGTACAAAAACGAGTTTTCGGACCTTGGACTTGAGGGAGTTAACACCTCCCAAGATTTTGTAGAAAAGTTCAAGAGCCTAAAACAGGAGTTGGAGGAAACGAAAGAATCCACCAAGACCGTATTCGCCAGTGATATGATCCGAGAGGCGAATGAGATCATGAAGCAGGGAGGCGACTGGCTGAGTTATTTAGGCTTGTCTACTCTTGATTACGACTCAGTTCCAGATGTGGACCTTTTGTCGTATGAGCTTAAATCCGACTTTGATACAAAGGAGGAACTTGATGAGTACATTGCCTCCCTTGACGAGACCCAAATTCGCCTTAATGCGAAGAGGATACGAAAGGACTTGAAGTTGCAGCAGGAAGTTCAGAAGCAACAGGTTGCTTTACAAGCGCAGGAGCATCAGCGTGTTTACGATGATAACCTTCGCAAGGCAATCAATAGCATCGAAAAGGTGGACAGGGTCAAGGTCAAAGACCAAGACCGGGCAAGCATTCAAAAGATGCTCACCACTTACAACGATAAGGCTAAGGCAACTGAGTTCCAGATCAAGCACTTCCTGAAGCCTAATGGAGAACCGGATTTCCAAAAGATGGTGCAAAGCGCTTACAAATTGGAAATGTTCGACAAGGTACTTGAGTACGCTACTCGTAGCGCCAAGAATTCAGGAAAAGCCGCTGTGATTCAAAACCTGTCCAACGTAGAGAGACCGAAGGCAACAAATATCGCCGAGGCTACTCCACGAAAGGCTTTGTCTACTGTTGAATCCGAAGTTGAAAGGTTGAGAAAGGGTGAAAAACCTTTGTTCTAAACTTAAATAAACAAAAAAATGGCTTACATTAATACAATCAATCCAAACAATGCTACCCCAAATACCATCAGAACTGGTAATGTGGATAGCACCTACGTTTTTGGTGGAATCCAAAAACCCGATTTCAGCGACTATATCACGTATCGCTTCCCTCAGTACACCATTACAACCCTCTTGAGCCGTATCGGTCGCAAGAACCCCGTTGTCGGTAACGATGTTTTCAACTGGTTTGAAAAAGGCAAATTCCGTCAATCGGTTGCTGCATCTGCCGCTACTGGTGCTTCTGGAGACACAACTGGAACAGTCACATACGCAGCCGGCACCCAAGCTTCGTTCTTGACCGGAGATGTAATTCGCTTTGAGAACAATGCTTATGCGATTGTTACCGGTATCACTAGTGGTGGTGGAGGTAATGGGGCTTCTGGTACATTACAGCTTCAAGCCTTGGGTACCAACTTTGGTGTAAGTATCGCAACTGCCGGAATCAAGTTTGCTCACTTATACAACTTGCAGGCTGAATATTCTGATAGCCCATCCGGTCGTGTATGGCAGGAAAACCAGGTCAGCGAGTACCTCGGTATTATGCGTCGTTCTGTGGTTTGTTCCACGACTCAGGGCTCTAACCTCAAGTACGTAAAGAAGTCTGACAGCGAGTGGTCTTACTACTACATCAACGAGATGGAAACCATGCAAGAGATGGCCATGGACCGCGAGATGTACATCTTGGCCGCAAAGTCAAACGGATCAGCTACAACTGGTAACGTAATGTCTGGTCGCCTTGGAGGTAATGGTATCTTGCCACGAATTCAGGCAGATGGTGTTGTTGGAACCTATTCTTCTGCTATTGCGGAAACAGACTTGGCCGAGCAAGTTCGCTTGATGTGCTTGAACAGTAACGGAAGCGAGTTTACTGTGCTTTGCGGTAGCTCTGCCTATGCTGACGCTCAGTTCGCACTCCGCGACTACACCTTGAACGGTGGCATCAGCTTCGGTGTGTTCTCCGGCGATGGTCTTATGACCGGACTGAACATTACCAAGTACAAGTTCATGGACAAAATCTTGAACTTTGTTCTGTACTACCCATTCGCCAACGAGGCCCTATTCCCTGCTCCTGCCACTTCAGGCATCAACTGGGACAAAGCCATGCTGTTCTTGAACATGGGTACCGACGATCGTGGCAACCCACTCATCAACTTGCGCTACAAGCAAGACCTGTTGGGTCAGAGCCTTGAGTTCCGTCGTACCGTTCAAGAGGGTATCACCACTCCGGAGGCCGGTGCTGGAGCCGCTCGCTCTAACGGTAAAGATGGATTCACAGTAGACTTCTACTCTTCCATCGGTGTTGAATTGCGCGCAGCCAACAACCACGGCTTGTTGTACGCAGCGTAACCCCTCTTATCGGAGGAAACGAAGCCCTCGCCCACAAGGCGGGGGCTTTTGTTTTGGAACTGAACAAAATTTTATGTGTTATAGTGTCATAAATTTTTAAAAATGCCAGTTAAACAAAGCGATTTTGAGTTCTTTCTTTTGCAGTCCGGCAATGGGAGCACTTTCCATTTTTCGGAATACAAGACCTTGGATGGTGTAGTCCATAGACTAACGGAAACGATTTTACCTGATGGCCGGACTCGTTATAAGCGGTTTCACTTTAATGTAGGTGAGCCTATGGTCGTGCATAAGTCAAACAAAGAGTTGCTTGATTTTTTGACAAATCATCCAAACAACCCGGAATCTCCATGGTTTAATGGAAACGCTTTATTCAAAAGGCTACAGCCAGAAGTTGAGTCAAAGTTACGTATTGAGGACAAACTCCTAAATGCAAAGGCAATCACGTTAGCCTCTGAACTGAAAGGAAGAAGGCTTCTTGAGGTCGCATCGCTATGTGGAATGTTCTACGATGAGGAAGATGAAATCATCGCATTTGAAAACGTTTTGACTTACGCAGAGCGCAATCCAAAACAGTTCCTAAAGATTTACGCAATTCCTAATCGTGAGGCCCGAATGCGTCACTTGGTCCGAACTGCCATTGGGCGAGGAGTTATCACAACAAACGATGGCGTATATCGCTTTGGTAGCTACACCTTGGGCGTTGACGAAGACTCAACCATTGGGAAAATTGTAAATGAGAAGGAAGTCCTTGAGATGATTGAGAGCCGTCTTGGATTCTTGGAATCTGACAGGGAGGCGAAGGCTGAGAAGCCTGCTCCAAGCGTTGCCCCGGAGCCTGCGCAGGAAGAGCCAGAGATTACCATGGCCGATATCAACAAGTACGCCAGGACCAGGAAGCCCCAATAAGGAGCACAAGTAATGCCATCAACATTTACAGATACAGAGCTACGCATCTTGAGGTACCGAAAAAGGTACCCAGATGCTAGTCCTGTTGAAATAGCCGCAAATATCGGATCTTCGTCCGATAGGGTGGCTACGTTTTTGGCTACTCAGGCGTCACAAGTTCCTGTTCCGCAAGTGCAGCTTGATGAAATAGAGACGGCCTACATTGAGCAAAACGATTTGATTCTGCGATTTGTCAGCGGCCGATTGGTCAATGCCGGCAGGGTTGTTGGCAGCAATGGTGCTACTGGACCTGCGGGTCCAGCCGGAGCATCTGGAAGTACAGGACCACAAGGACCACAAGGACCAACGGGACCGACGGGTCCACGAGGGCCTATTGGGGTAGCATGGCAAGGACCTTATGCCCCATCAACTGTCTATTTTCGAAACGACACCGTCAGTTATGGAGGAAGCAGCTGGATATGCGTTGTAGCACAAACAACTCAGACTCCGAGCATAGAATCAAGTGATTGGGAATTACTGGCATTGGTTGGCGATGTTGGACCAACTGGTGAAACAGGTCAACCGGGAACACAAGGCGCTCAGGGTAATCCTGGGCCTCCTGGCGCTCCAGGGGTTCCTGGGGAACGAGGCCCAGCTGGAGAGGCAGGTCCAAAGGGAGACCCAGGCTCTAATGGCTCACAAGGTCCAACAGGCCCACAAGGACCGCAAGGACCAGCAGGGGCACAAGGGCTACAGGGATTCCCTGGAGAACCTGGGCCTCCTGGCGAGGCGGGGCCACAAGGTGCGCAAGGCGCAACAGGGCCCGCGGGTCCTGGGTTCAGCAATGGAGATGCCAAGGGCGACATTAAGTATTGGGACGGGTCTTCTTGGAAGAACTTAGATGTAGGCACAACCGGCCAAGTGCTGACTGTTGGAGAAAACGACGACCTAGAATGGACTGACAAGTAAAAGACTTTCAGTTGGTTTGTTAAGGGAGCTTCGGCTCCCTTTTCTTTTGAACCCGTGTGTTGGATTGTT